CTAATGGAATTATTTAAGCTATTTGAGAATAGTCGATGATTATTAGATAAATGGAGTTTATGTGTTATGTATGGATAGTCTTTCAAAAATTTAGTTTGATCTTCAGTTAAGAGTCTTTCATAAAATTTCTTCACTTCATTTAAAAGTGCTTTGGGCATCTCACACAATCCCTGCTTAATTGCTTCATTGATATACCAAAAAGGTAGTGCGTGAACTAATTTAAAGAGGCCATAATACCAAGTGTTAATTATTTCATGATATTTCTGTGCTTTGGAATGCGTTAGATAAAAGTTTGGGTAGAGGGAGAAATTATCTCTTTGTAAATACGTTACTATGTCAACTTGGGCGAAAATACAAGCTGCTTCAATATTATACCAATCTGTTTTCGCCAACCATTCTTTGTTATTAATTTTGATTTTATTATTTATTTTGTTCATATGTTACTATTCAAAACACTCTTAAATTAGAAAGACTCCAAGCAGGCGGTTGAAGAATCCGCTTTTCACTCCGTCGAGTTAGCTTGGTTCTATAATTTAACATAGTTTGACACCTAAATATTCATAAACTTCTTTTCTGCTATATAAATTTGATTTATTTATATATATTTTTTCTATGTCCTATATGTATAACAAGGATTTCAATTATTGAGTCATCTATCTTACATATCAATCGATAGTCTCCTATCCTATATTTCCATAGACCCGATAACTTTCCTTTTAATGATGAGCCTATCCTCCTGGGATTTTCATGTGTTTCTAATCTTACTTTTATGAATTTTATAATTCGTTTTTGTATAATTTTATCTAGAGTTTTTAGATTACTTATCGCATTATCACTTAATTCAATCTTCCACTTCAAGCATTTTCTCCACTTCTGATAATGAAAGAGTTGGTAAATTACTTTCCAATACTGAAGCAGCAATTAGATAATATTTTTGATCTTCTAAAAATTCCTCAATTGCCTTTTTTGCATAATAACTTTTAGTTCTTCCAGTTCTTTTTGCTAAATCAGTTAGCTCTTCTTCAATCTCTTTTGATAAACGTAACGCTAGCATAATCATACTCCAATTATTAATTGCAATACAAGTATAACAAATATGTACAATATATCAACTATATTATCCATTAAACGCCCGGTTGTACATGAATCAATCATCCACACAAAATTTAATGTTCAAAATATAATCTTTCCAGATAAGGATTGAAAATCAAAGTCTAATTTGTTAATGTGCGCAAATTCTTTTTAGACTAAGGATAAAAAATGCTCATAGGTTATGTTCGTATCTCAAAACACGATGGCTCTCAATCTTTCGATCTACAGAAAGATGCATTAGTTAAAGAAGGTATAGATCCAGAAAAAATTTATGAGGACAGTACTTCAGGAAAACATGATTCTCGCCCAGGATTAGATGCATGCTTAAAATCTCTTCGCCAGGGAGATACTTTGGTTGTATGGAAATTAGATAGGTTAGGTAGAGATCTTAAGAATCTCATTAATATTATAGACAATCTTCGTTCCAAAAACATTAAGTTCAAAGTATTAACAGGACATGGAGCTCAGATAGATACTTCAACGGCTCATGGAAGAATGGCATTTGGTATATTTGCATCATTAGCTGAATATGAAAGAGAACTTATATCTGAAAGAACCAGAGCGGGATTGGCGGCAGCCAGAGCTAGAGGTAAGTTAGGTGGTAGGAGAAGAATCATGACAGCTAAAAAGATACGAATAGCGATGGGAGCATTATCAGATAGAAATACTGAGGTTAGGGATATATTGGATATGTTAGGCGTGAAGAAATCTACTTTATATTATTATGTAAGTCCCATTGGAGAACCTAAAGAACCAGCGAAGAAAATACTTGAACGAGCCGATAAAGCTAGAGAATATTTACAGAATGGGAAGTGATTGATCTATATATTATCAAGCAATGATAATCTTAAGAATTTATAAAAAACCAACACAAATACATACTATAAACACAAAAAATAAAAATATATCTATAACTTTAGTATCTCCAGATGCAATGTAATCTAATGAATTTGAGATAAAATAATCAATCCAACTAAACACAATCACAATCAATGAAAATAAAAATACTATTAATGAAATTATTAATATCGCAAATATTATACCAATAGCTATAGTTAGGGCTGTATCAATCATTCAAAAATTACTCCCATTTTCCATCTCCAAAAATACGAGATGATGCCTTAGAGGAAAAGTATAAAATTTCATTCATCATTGCTATAAATAATGAAAATAAAATCACTATTCCTATTATTATTAAAATGGAAAATATTATTCCGATCGATATAGTTAGAGCCTCATCAATCATGACAATAAATCCTCTGGGTTACATTCAAATATTTCACATACTTTATTGATCACATCTATTGCCCTATGTTTTATTATTTCCTGATACGTTTTAGCATTAATAACTATTAATAATTTTTCATAATTAATCATATATTTATCGCAAAATGCAGCGAGCGATAGATATCCTTTATTCATGCATAATATTATTATTTTCTTATTTAATATAGATTCATCGTATAATATGGGTGAAAATCTATCCATCTCATTCTTTTAGACTATCTAGTATTCTTTCGGTTATTTTGTTATTAATTAGTTTTAGTGCTTCTATTCTATCGTTCTTATTTTTAAATAATTCTTCTAACTTAATCAATGACATATGAAGTATTGTATCTATTGCTATTAGTGAGTTTTCTATTTTTTCTAATTCAATATCATTTTCTATTTCAATGTCTTCATTCATTTATTATAATTCTCCTTTCATTAGTCATTGACTTCCCTACCGCATTATCTTCCTTTATTTGTTCTAGCATTTCTTTGAATATCTCTTCAAACTTGGATTCTTCTATCTCAAATACACTTCTAGACATTTCATATAATGCGGCTGATATATAGGTATATGCATGGAACAAAATATCAGCCTTTTCTCTTTCTGGTAATTTAACTTCTCTAACAAAATGATTATTTATATTGAATATATTATCCATTATTCTTTTTATTAGTGACTCTGATATTTTTTCTTTCATTTAATTAACCGTATATAGAGAATTTTTTATAATTTTTTTAACATAATCTGATTTTTTCATATCACTCAATATTGATTTGAACGTTTCATCAATATCATCTGTATGCATTCCAGTCATTCCTCTGACAATTTCTAGCATGAATGATGCGGTCATTAAAAATGAAAATGCTATAATTTTGATGGAATCTTCGGTATCTCCATTTTTTAGTAGATACTTATTCATTATTTTTCTTGACTCCTGAATAATATCAATCATTAATATTGTTGACTGACCATCAAATTTCTCATCATCCATGAATTCATTCCTCTTTATAAAATTCACTAGAAAATTTTGCGCAATAATCTCCTACATCCAAACTTAAGAATCCTTTTGCTACAGTGCCAAGATAAACAGAAACATCATAAGCAGATTCTCCTGCGATATGCCTATTTGAAATGAATCCGATATTATTTCTATGATAATAATCCTCTATCGTTTTATTGACAGCATTAATTAGCTCCCTCGATAACATTTCTTTATGATTTCTATCTGTTCTTGTTATTTCTGTTATATTTTCTAATAATTTGTCTTCCATATTTCATTCCTTTTATTGAATTTTATGTGTAATTACTTCAAGAGATTTTTTTGATTCTTCATACTCAAGGTCTTCAAAAATCATTTTCTTAAGCCCTTCAAACATACCTTCGCTACCCTGAAGATGCTCACAAACAACCATTAATATTGCTGAATTAATCATGTATAAAGTTTTTAACGAAAAAAATGCAAATTCACCGTAAGTATCAATTTCTGTATTACAGAATAATGCTAATTCATCTAATACTAAATTTGTTATTAAATTACCTTTTTTAGATAAAATTTCTCTCATTTCATCGGTCAATTCATTTTGTGTAATCATCTTTTCTCCAGACATCCCTAGAAAGGGATGTCATCACTTATTTCCTCTGGTTTATGATGAATGTTTTCATTTCCAACTATAGATAATGTAGGAACATAATCAACAACTACATTCTTGTCTTTATATTGACCCGTTTTATCTTTTTGTATACCTAGTTTCAAATTTCCAGATTTTCCTTTGCAATCTCGATCAACTAATGTTCCTTGCTCATATTTATGTAATTGATCTGTTGTTGTGCAAAAGTGTCGTATTTTATGAGGTATTTGAGTTAAAAGATAGTCAAACACAATCCTTTCGCTACCATTTTTATCCCAAATTTTTATTGTAAGTTTTATCATTTCATTGCCATTTTTAGAGATGACATCTTCTCCATCCATGACTAAAAATTGATAAATTCCTGGCTCTATTAAATCTAATAAATTAATTTCTTCTTCTGTCATCGGGGTGAATTGCATGCTAATCCTCCTTCTTTGATGGTCTATAAGTGATGCTTGGATATAGATTATTTAGATAATATTCATGATTACATTTTTTACAAATGTATATGTACATTAAGTTTTCTTCATTTGAAATTCCATTTCTTGTAACTAATCTTTCTCCCCTTTTTTCTGTCTCGTTTCCACATGAGTCACAGCAATAAACAACTTGATAAGTATCAACTTTTATTGAGATTTCCATCGTCATATCCTTTGATTTAAATTTTTACTATGCAACTCCCTTAATTTTCTTTTTAAGGAAATCTATGCATTTGTCTATATTTTCAGAGCTCATTTCTTCAACGGTTCCTGAATTTGCCTTGTCTAACCATTTTTGAATTGATTCTTCTGGGACTTGAAATAATTCAACCAATCTATTGAATTCTTCAATTTGTTCGATTGAAGCTAAGGTTTCAAACATTGATTCTTTTTCCAATATATTTTTTCCATATTTATCAGAAATATAATCGTATCCAAAAGGAAATGATTCTCCATCAGGAAATCCTTCTAATCTTGTTTTCTTAATAAATCCAACTCGATCTTTTCCTCTTTTTTGTATCTCTAGTACAAGATCGAACATGTAGTCTAGTTTTTTATAACAATCAAATGTTTGACCTAATACACTAAGGTTTTGACCATATTCTGTCTTAGAATGACTCGTGATAATCACATTCATATCTAATCTCAATAATAAACTGACTAAATGTTTCATTTGTTTATTGGCCTCAGAATAATGTCTGCCATATTCTGTTCCATTTTTTATCGCAGATTTATCAACTAAATCGTTATAAATTGTTGTTAATGGGTCTATTACTAATGTTTTATAATCATGTTTTTCAGTTAACAATGATTTTATTTCTGCTATCACTTCATTAAAATCACTTGTGTTAAAAATTGCCCCATTAGATTTTTCTAATAATTTTACATATTGACTGTGAATCGCTCCTTTTTCTGTATCAATTAAGTAAACATTTGGAAAGCTGATTGCCGCTGTTGTTTTTCCAACTCCCGCATTTCCATATAAAAATAATTTCAATCTTTTTTCTATTTCCGTAGGTTTAACTGCTTTTAATGCCATGTCTAGTCCCCTTATATAAATTTAACCAATGTCCTTAAATCCTTTTTACGCTTATTATCTTCATAATACCTCATTAAAAATCTAGCTATGTCTGAAGAAGATACCCCTATCATGAGCGCCAATAATATCGAATGATAAATTGGATACAACATGAGGTAAGCCTCAGTCCAACACAAACAAACCACTATTATCATCGTGAACATGAATTTCTTATAAGTCATATCTAGTCTCCTTAAGCCGCGTTATACCACTCGTCTTTTAATGAAGATTTAGCTGCTAGGTTTCCGTTATATAAAACATCTTCCTCGTCATTCAATCTTCTCTCTTCTCCTACTTCTTTTAACATCTCTTCAACTCTTCCGTAGAAATACCACATCGCTTCATTTTTCAATGTATCAATTATTTCCTTAACATCCGACAAAAGCGGATTATCTGTCATTACTTTAGACAAATATTTGACGGGTATTAAATTTTCATACTCCACATCGTCAATTTCTTCCAAAAGTATAGAAGTTATTTTAAGCTGTTCTTCAAGAGTTAAGATATTGTTTTTATTAGCATTTACTTCATAATATCCATGACGTCTACCATCTTCATATAGATATTGAATATAAGTTTTACTATCTAATCTCTTTACGTTTAATGTTTGTGATTGTATAGTCATCGTCGTTTCCTCAATTTAGTAATTGTTGTGCTTAACTACAAAATCAATTGTAGTTAATATAGCTACACGTGTCAATATTTTTTTTTAAACAAACAATATTGACTTTATACTGATTTAAAGATATGGTAGTTAATATGAAACAAGAAGATTTAGACAAAAATGATCCTAACTATAAAATAGTGACTAAAAGGGTTCGGATTAATAAACCGGTAGGAAGAATAAGCTCATTAAGGGCTATGTTAGGAATGAATCAAAGAGAATTTGCTGAGGCATTAAATGTCAACAGGGTTACCTTGAGTTGTTATGAACACGGTAGATATCATCCATCGATTCCAGTATGTATGAGAATTATACAGCTCGCTGCATCAAAAGGTTATGATATCAATCTTGAGTATCTATTAAATGTTCCTATGAATAGGAAGAAAAAAAAAATAGAAAAATCTCATTAATACCTTCCCCTCACTCAAAAGAGGACGATCAAAAGAGTGAGGGTGCTGGGAGCAGAAGGGTTGCGTGGAATCACAACTATTTAAACGTAGAGTAGGTCGACAAGGAAGTCAATATTGATCGAATTTATTTTTTAGTATAAAGTTTTATCGTTTTAATTGAGTAAAGATAATTCTAATCGGCTTTGTATATTTGTTTAGTTGCACAAATAAAAAACCCCGGATAGTGGGTATCTATTCACTGCCCGGGGTAATTCAAGTGTGGACTAGACACTCTACAAACACAATTTTTTTAACAAGATTAGATTAATAATCTTTATAACTTTTTTTCAACAACCCAAAATTACCAACCAAGGAAAATTTTTGGGACCTTAAAAGAAAACCACCAAAAAAGGAGATTAACTTGAAAGATAAACCCCCAATCGCTAAAAAGGAGGCTAACTTGCCTAAAAGAAGAACCTCCGCCAAAAAAGAAGAAGGAGAAAATAAAAACCCCAACATTCAAGAAAAAGAAGGAGATTAACTTGAAGAACAAACGTATTCTAAATTCAAAACGCTCTAAAAATCAACTATTTTTTCAGTTATTTTTCCTATTTTTTGTCTTCCATCCACCATGAATCCGCATTTTATCTGGCTTAAATCAATTTTTTTAATATAATTTTTTTAAGGTGAAATAACCATGAATGCGGAGTTACTAATAAATACAAGGGAATCCTCTAACGAATATATGTTTGCAACGCAAACATTCGAATTTGAATTTCAATGCAATAGCATGGAGCAGAGAATTATTTTATCTGTAATAAAAAAGAACATAGAAAAAGGAATAAAATTAACTCAATTGAAGATTGCAGAATTATCTGGTTGTTCAGTAAGAGCTGTAGCGACAGTATTCAAAAAGCTAAAAATATTTATAGGATGCTCTTGGAAGAGACTTTCTTATAGAAATTTATATGAAGCTATAAAAATTCTAATAAAAGAGAATTGTAAAATTTCAGAACAAAGAACTCATCAACAAAAAGATGAATTTTTTGGCATGAGGAAATGTTATGTTCCTTTCAATGAAAGCGATCTCTCAATCATGCGTGGCTCTAACATGAATGACGATTACTCTTATTATACAGATAATAATAATATAAACTCCTGTAAAAACTTTAAACAAACTGTGGATAACTCAAACTCAGTTCAATCCTTCCCACCTCAAACCTGGACTACAATTAGTTCAAATTTTATTCCTAATGAAGAAAACATGAAGAGAATGCAATCTAAGGAAAACGTTGATACAGATGCGATAATTAACAATTTTATTAGATATAATAGGAGAAGAGGTTCTAAATCGATGGATTGGAATTTGAGCTTCAAAGGATGGTTAGATAATTCCCTTAGTTGGAGAACCAAGGACAAATCCGCTAAAAATGAAGAGAAGGTGACGAAAGCTCAAGGATTCACGAATCACATTAATGAAGCTCACCCGACATATCATGACAAAACGGGAATCTCTCGTATAGAACGTGAGCGATCGTCGGAATATAGAGTAACAAAATTTGGGAGTAGCAACCTAGAAAAAATTAGAAATTTATTAACTGGAAGAGGACGCCAACAAAATGAGTAAAATATTAAGACAATTAAAGGACAAAATTTCTACAATGAACAAGGTTAATCATCCACTTTGGGATTACACTCGTCTTGATCCGCATCATAATAACTTTGACAAGAATTATTATCAGAGCAGACGACATTATTTGATGAGTGTAAAAGATGCTGATGCTCTTCATCTTAATAATATTGATGCTTATGACAGAGTAAGATTCATGGGAGATATGGAGAATATTGCTAAGTTTGGGTTAAAAGAAGAAGAAAGACCTTCTCCTCCAAAGAAGGAGTTTGTAAGAGTAAATCATTATGTTGGAGTAAGTCACAATAAATCTTGGTTAGATTAGACTTAAAATTAGGCTCATGGTGATTAGATTTATTTTTATGTATATGTATGGATAAGATTTTAATAAAAACGATAACAAGGAGCTAATTCATGGTTAATTTTGGAAATAAAGAGATTACAGACAATAGGAGACTTTATCGTACCCTTGAAGAGAAGGAACAAATGGCTTTGATTGAGTGGTCGGAAATGATACCTGATATTAGGGGATTATTATGTCATATACCCAATGGAGGATTTAGATTAAAGACAGAAGCGAGCAGGCTAAAGAAGATGGGCGTTAGGGCTGGATTTCCTGATTTATTTTTGCCTGTGGCCAGAGGTAAATACCATGGATTATTCATGGAACTTAAGATTAAACCTAATATACCCAGTCTTAATCAGAAGCAATGGTTATCTAAGCTGGAATTTCAAGGATATAGATGCGCAGTTTGTTATGGATGGGAAGAATCTAAAATATTGATAGAAGATTATCTTAAAGAGGGTAATTATCCAAAAGTTGCTTAATAAATGAGCTATTATTACCGGGTAGTATTTGTACAATTTTAAGGAGATGATTGATAATGCTGAAGACAATGCCATTTAATTATAAGATGAATGAATGTATCAATTATGTTTTAAAAAGGGAAGGGGGATTTGAAAATGATTCTGAAGATCCAGGTGGGGCAACAAATTTTGGTATTAGTCTTAGATTTCTTCGAAGTTTAGGCCTTAAGTATGACTTGAATCACGATGGGGTAGTTGATGAGAGTGATATTAAGGAATTAACTGTCGATATGGCTAGGGATATTTATGAAACTGAATTTTGGAATAGTTCATATGATAAGCTAAAGTCAACTCCTATTGTATGTTATGTGTTTGATATGGCAGTCAATATGGGTGCAGCTAATTCACATAAATGCCTTCAACGAGCTATTTGTGATTATTATGAGACTTATGACATGATAAGGGATGATGGTGTTTTAAATCAAAAAACAATCGATGCATCTAACCGGTCTGGTTATATGTTATTACCGTGTTTAATAGGTGAAAGATGTGGTTATTATAGGGCATTGGTTAAGGAAAATCCCCACTTGGAAAAATTTTTAAATGGGTGGATAGAAAGGGCATATAGGACAAACAGTTATGGATAGTGAGATAATTCAAAAAATACGTGATTGTAGTTTTTCATTGCAGACTATTTTGGCTGTATTTTTGACCGCAGGATTTTTTATAGTATTATTGATGGTAATGGTAGTTAAGCAAGACCCGAATGACCATGACGTATTGAATATATTGATGGGAGTATTAGGAACTTCGTTTGTTCAAGTTATTAATTTCTACTTTGGGAGCTGTAGTAAGGAGCACAAATGATGCATACAATCTGTGTTTTATGTAATGGAAGCAGGACGTTGTTAGGAAACGGAGGATTTTTAAAGTATTGCTATCAATGTAATGGAACAGGTTTAATACACAAAGAATCACCTTGTGAATTAACCGAGATGAAAATTAACAACGCATTTTCAAAGGAATCTCATGCTATCGTTCAGTCAAAACGCATTAATTCAGCGAAGAAAAAAATACTCAAAGACAAAGCATAAAGTTGAATCTGCAAATGTAAATAATCTTGCTGATTTTAATAGACAAAATAAATTCATCGATGCGGTTGTTTCGGGAAAAAGTATGCGTCAGGCTGCGATAGAAGCAGGCTATGAGCCAGCAACCATTACAGTAAAATCACATCAGATGATGAAAAATCCTTTCTTAAGGAAAAAAGTGGAGGATGCAGTGAAGAAAGCCCAAGAACATTTAGAGCTAACATTTGAATGGAAACTAAGACAGCTTAAAGAATTAGTTGAAAGAGCATTACCGGAACACAATAGAGAATTCAGTACGGCCGCTATTAGCGCTATAGCTGAAATGAATAAGATGCAGGGCCATTATGCTCCAGATAAGACTGTGAGCGCCACAATGACTGTAGACGCTGATTTCACGATACTAAGTGAATTAATGGATAAATTGTTGCTTACATATGAAAAGGATTATTGATGGATAAATATGATAAATTCAAACAATCAATTAGTAATATAGATATAAGAATAGACATAGAAAAAAGTTTGATTCTTTTTTCAGACTTACAGATTGGTGATGTTATATCACATGTAATTAGTTGTTTGAAGGAAATAGAAAAAGATATAAAACAAGAGACATGTGAATCAATTGAAGAAAGCTTAAATATATATTATGAAAAACTTAAAATTCTTAATGATGTTTTTATTGATAAAATAATAAAATTATCTTCAATTAAAAAAGAATTTAAAGAATATATTAGAGAAGAATTATTAGATTTAAATATAGATATCGAGGGAATAAAGAAACAAATAGAATCTATTGTTATTTGTAATAATTGTTTAGTTAATGCTATAGAAAAAAAATTCAATGAAAATGATTATTGAGTCAATAGAAAAAGATAGAAAAATAAATTTTTACATGTCTTTTTTTATTATTTTTATGACATTGATATTTTTATTTTCATATCTAATTTATTCATTAATTTGATATCTATGCTACATTCTTAGGTTCACCATTCGGTATAAATTGATAATCTATCAACTTATTAGGATAGATATTATGTATCTTATCTACAATCTTATTGTAATCAAAATTCATAGGAATATTAATAGTTACCATTCCCTTTTGTTTATCTATCAATACTTTAATATATGAATGTGACATTATCTTCCACCTTTAAATCTTGATAGAGTCTTTGCTAATGTAGCTCGTTTTCTCATCGTTGGATTCTTTGAATGCTTTGCTTTGGTTAACTTTTTAGCTGGAATTTTCTCTCCCATCGGAACATGCAATGCTTTATGTAGAGCCCCTTTATGATGAATAGCACCTTGAATCCACATTTTCTTTTCTCTAGCCATGATTTGTTCCTTACTTATGTCTTTTAGGTGAAATACTTCTATACATCGCATTACTTTTAGCGGCGGCGTTATTTGCATCTTTTTGATTGAATACTCTTTGATTTCTCAAAGGTATTGATTCTTTCTTAGGGGCGCCTTTTTTATTTACTTCATCTGCAATCCAAATAGCCATTTTTATTGACCTCTCTCGTTATTAGTTTGTGATAGTTTATGTCTTAATTCATGAACATCTTTATGGTGTTTATGACTCATGTCTGCTGCTTTTATTGCTAAATCCACTGCTGCTCTTCCTTTTTCTGCATCCGCCTTCTCAAGCATTACTGCACTATGAATATCTTGGCTCTTCATCTCAGCTAATGTCTTAATTAAATCTGTATCGATACGTTGTTTATCATTAGCTATTTCAGCTGCTCTCATAGCCATTTCTTGTTCATGTTCTTTAGCATCTTGAATAATCTTTATGCGAGCATTTTCTTCTCTCATTAATAATGGATTCTGAGGTTGATTTTGAGCTGCTTGTTTTTGTTGTTGAATCATCATCTCTTGTTCTTTCATATATTCATCAGCAAGCTTTTTAAGCTGGTCTATCCCATGAATATCAAGATTATCAAGAATGAATTTAAGTCCCTTACGATTAACAAATTCACCAACCGCTGGAACTGCTCTTGAAAGTTCAACAAGTGTATTTAATGAGCGATGTTTTTGTATTTCGTAATTAACTCCAGCTTCAACCTTTACTTTTAAAGCATTCGGGTTATATTTCATCGACACTCCCCGAGGCTGATTGACTTTGACGAAGGTATGGTTCCCCTCTCTATCAAGGACAGGAATGGTTTGGGGAGTTATGCAATATTTTGGAATTAAGTCTAAAATAATATTAGCTAGTTGATTCATTGCTAATAAGTTATTAAATATATAAGGCATTCCCGATGCATTAGATTGCGTCGCAGCTTCTACGATAGCTACACCACTTAATTGGTTATCATTGATTCCTAAAGATGCATCGTAAGAACCTAATTCACTTTGAATGACAGAATCTGTATAAGAAAAAGTTGCCATTACTTCAGGAGGAGCAGGTACGCGTTGCACTTCTCTAGGAGGAGGAACAGGTTTATTAGGGTCATTATCCGCAAAAGCTCTATAGACCACGGTATTAGCTTTCTGTACATTAGTGAGAGCTTCTTGATAAGGTTTTTCATCGGGTATACTTTCTTTTGCTATCATGAACTTATGTTGAATCATATTCTCAAGTTCATTTGCTAATGATTGACCTGCTACATTTTTGAGTTTTTGAGCCCCTAATGCATGATAAATATAAGGACGAGTCATCTGGAAATAAGTTAAGTCTGTTCCGTATCTGAGCATTTGAGAGTTACCATCCACAAACACTAAAGGAAGATATGAATAATCTGTCTCAAGATAATCTAAGATATCTGTCTCAATTAAACGGTATCGACAAACTTTTATTATTTCTGTCCATCTTGGCTTACCCACAATCACCGGGGGTTCCTCTATCTTCCCAGTACTTGGCCATTCTTCTATCATTTCATTGTATTCATCCATCGGCATAACTTCACCATTAGCCAGTTGGACTATTTTTACTCTTTTAACTTTTTTCTCATAATAATCACAAAGTACGATGATATTTTCTTTATCATTAGCATATGACCAGCTAAAACCAGATAAATCTCTATTGTATTTTATTTTATCTACCGGGATATTTGGAAATTGTCTTTTGAAATCATCATCACGCATCGGATAGCATTCATAACAAAATGAACCATTACTTTTTGTAGGGTCTGATGCCATCGGGTCAAAACCGCAGAGTGTTGGGTCAAATGCTTTTGAGAACTTAATGACTTGCTTAAATGACATTGGATTTGCATAATCTGTGTATATCTTTAATGCACTGAATCCACCGCTCATGGTTTCTTGATATATCTTAGTCTGAGTTCCACAATTTCTAGCTTCATCAAGAATATGTCTGATATATCCTTCGACTACTTCTACTGTTTTTGCGTCAATAGGTTCATCATTATAATCATTATCCGATGTAACAGTTATAGAAGGCTCTTGCTTGGAGAATTCTCCTATCTGTCTAGATAGATATGCTTCTAGAACATTAAACTCAACCTGAGGCTTATCTACGTTTGCTAGAAGTATTTTATCGTTATCTGTTAAAGTAGTATCATATACAAACTTTCTGAATTGATGATAACGTTCGACATTGAGTTTGAAATATTGATTTGATTTACGGATATTTTCTTTAATTCTATCAAGTTGGTCTTTATGACGTTGAGCTATTTCCATGGTATTGAACCTGCCATTTGTCTTCTTATCCTTTGTTGAGTTAAAAATCCACTCATGACAGTATTTGCTACTTCATTATCCTTTCCCTTGTTAGGAATCTGATAGAGTAATATTTTATCGATGAGGGCTGCTTGGACTGCATCTGCCAAAGTATCGGCGATATCATCAAATCTATGAGATTGATTGGCGGTAATCTTCTTACAATGTTCTATGCAGTTATTAGTATGTTTTCCATATCTAGGAATGCTGATATGTTTTTGCGCAACGTAAGGTTGAACTTCTAGAAATCGTGTGGTTTTAGATTTTGTCTTTTCGATGTCTAGTAATTGTAATCCTTGCATATCTGATAAAGTAGATAATAAGGTAACTCCAGTTGATTTTCTTTCGATGATAGCAATTTTAGGCTTAACTCTATGACGCATGCATTCTGCATAAAATTGCATGAATTCATTTTTTAAGTCTTTTGGTTCTACTCTAAGTTCAATACAATCGATCCAGTGTAACCCATATAAATCCGTATCAATTCCGTCGTGAGTAATACCATAAAGACCAAAAAAACTGAAAACAGTAGCATCATTATATGATTTATCGGTTTCGGCTGTGTCGGCTGTAATAAATGAAGCAATAATTTTAGGCTCTTCATCCGTAAGTACGAACCACTCTGGTTTAAAAATACCACCACCCGATGGCTGAGGTTCTTGCATATATTGAGCAGAAAATTCATAAGGACTTTCTTCCTTCATTTTTAAAAGAGCTGAGGTACTGTGCATTTCTTCATGTAATGCATTATTGTGCATATCTAAAGCAGGAATAATTAATGTTTTCCATTCACCTGTTTTTATCAAATTTCCTGCTAAATCATCTTCATGCAATCTCTGACCAATAAATATGATAGGGGTATTAGGGCTATTTGTTCTTGATTGAAGCGTGTTATAAAACCATTCATTAGTAGATAAACGCATCGTATCTGAGGTAACTTCAGAAGGCTTATGGATATCATCGATGACAATACATCCACCGAATCTTCCACAGTTTTTAATACCAGCTCCTCGTCCAGTTATTGTTCCTTTTGCTCCTGCCGCATAAACCGAACCACCTTTATTGGTTTCAAAATTATCTTTAGCGCTCGTGTCTTCTGATATTTCAACTTCAAATAATTTTTTGTATTGCGGGATTTGAATGATTTCACGAATCGTCTGAGTTTGTTTTTTAGCCAATGTGTGAGAATAAGAAACATACAAAAAATTTGAATCTGGGTGTCTTGCTAATGTCCATGCAACGAAATGAATAAGAAGCTCTGTTTTTCCATATCTAGGTGGAACATTAATGAGTAATTTATTGTTTGAGAGCTTTGAAACGGTCGTTAATTCTTTACAAATGGAAATATAATGAGATTCACGACTAATCGGATTACTAAGAAGAAAGTCTCTTCCTGTTCTTAACTTATAGAATGTCTGGGTAAATAAAAGAAGAGAACCTAATAGACGAGCCTTACATTCAATGACTTGTTTTTGTTCTTCTGTTAAGTTTTCATAAATCATAGTGAGTTTAAATCCTTATAATTTCCCACTTGTAGTTAATAATTAACCACCTTATTCCTATAACTTACCACTTTATTCATAAAATTCACTAAATATTTGTATATAAATACCACTTTTGTGTTGACTTATTGTGTTATTTTTACTACGTTCAATGAGTGGATGAAACACTTATACGGATTTAACGAGACCCGTGCGTGATGCGGGGCATCTAGCCAACTATGGCGAAAAATAGTCGAGACTCATGCGTATTTGAGGCACTTACCGTGACGGGGCAATAGTCAAGTACTTAAGGGCAAAAAATGGACAATGTTCAGCAGGAAGAAGTACAGAATCAACCAGTTACACAAGAGCAACCTGTAGAGAAAACTTTCAGGCAAGATGAGCTTGACCAGATTGTTAAAACTAGAATGGAGCATGCGCGTCAGCAAGGATATGAGTTGGCTAAACGCGAACTTGAATCTTCGCAACTTGCAGAGCAACAATCGGTTGTTAATCCACAAGCTCACGAATTGGCGCAGCCTATTGAAGATGAAAAAATTAGGAAACTAATTCTTCAAGAAGCACAGAGAATGAGCGACCAAGCGGTTGCTAATAAAATAGTAACTGAATTTGTGGGTAAGCTTGAAACTGGTAAACAAAAATATAATGATATTGAAGATTCTGTTAGAAAACTTGATTTAGCTGGTAATAATCATGACATAGTGCCTTGGTTAAATGGACTTGAGAATACCGCCGATGTGATTCATGCATTAGCTAAGAGTCCCGAGAAATATGCAAATGTTTTAATGCTGGCAGCAAAATCACCAGCTCTCGTTCCAGAAGCATTATTCAAATTATCAAATTCAATCAAGCAAAATCAAGAAGCACAAAATGCTCCTATTCCGAATGAACCACTTGGACAAATTAAGCCCTCAACCGCAGGTTTGGACAGTGGCACTAATTATTCGGTAAGAGATTGGCGAAAGAAATCCTGGTTAAAGGGATAAGCCTCCGATAATAGCGAAACGGTCTGTTTCGATAAAGCCATTGTCTTTTGAATTAATTTTCATGGAGACGCTTAAATGGCAGCAGTCACTAATATTTTAACGCAGGTACAAACATACCAGCGCGCAGGTCTTGCTTTTCTACTCAACCAAAGTCCTTTTATCGCTACTAGCAATACGAAGTTCAAGGATTTTGAAAGAATTACGGCTAACTTAGGATCAAGTGTCAGCTTCGATAAGCCACCACGCTATACAGATTCTGATTCTCTGGTTATTACATTCCAGCCATCAGTTCAGCGTGTACAAGTTCTAACTGTAGACCAACAGGGTTCTGTCGGTTATGAATTCAGCGCACAAGAAAGAATTTTTAATGTTGATAAAGATACTGAAAGCTACATGAGAGAATTCGGTAGAGCAGCAGTTTATCAATTAGGTTCTAAGGTTGAAAAAAATGTTGCATTAAATGCGATTAGTGGCGTTATATCTCAGAACACTGGTCTTCCGAACATAACTTCTGGCCCATTTAGATTCTTTGGGGATGGCACAACTGCAATTAATTCATACGGTCAATTAGCCCAAATGATAGCCAACTTTAAAGATTTTGGTGCTCCATCTCATGATATGAAGGTTTATTTGCCTCTCACCGCTGTTCCAGCAATTGTTAATAGTGGTCTTTCTCAATTCACGGTTAATCGTGGAAATGAAGAAGCTGCTTCTTGGGAGATTGGAGAATTTGGAACTCCTCCTGTCAAATATTTCCAATCAAACTTGTTGCCAATTCAGTTCGCTGGAACTGTGGGTAATGCAGGAACGACTTTAACAGTTGTCAGTACTAATGACCCAACTGGACAAAATATCAGTCAGATTACCTTTAGTGGCGCAACAATAAATGATGCGAATGCTATTTTCTACGGTGATATGTTCCAATTTCAAGATGGTGTATCAGGCGAACCAAATCTTCGCTTCCTAACATTTATCGGAAATCATGTTAGTCAACAACCTGTTCAATTTAGAGCAACAGCAGCTGCTGGTGCTAATGGTAGTGGAGATGTCACAGTAAATATCTATCCTACACTTCAAGTTGGCCAGCCAAATAATGACAATATTGGTATCAATACAAATATTGTTGCTGGTATGCAAGTTAAAGTTGCACCAAGTCATGCAGCAGGTGTTGTTATTGCTGGGGATGCTATGTTTTTAGGTATGCCAAGATTACCAGACCAATCGCCTTTTTATACAGCCAATGAATACGATGATGAGACTGCGGTTTCTATGCGTATGACATATGGTGCATTGGTTTTCCAAAACCAACAAGGTATGGCGCATGATGTGATTTGGGGAAGTACTTGGGTTCCTGAATATACGATGCGTATCTTATTCCCATTGTCTAACTTAAATCCTTAAGGAAGGGAGATATACAACATGGTCGCTACATTAGGTTATGAACAAATTGTTAATCAACCATTCCTTTATATTAATGGAATGAATATAACGGTTGCCTCAACTACAACCTTAACTGTTACAAATGGTCAGTGTCGAGATATTACAGATGAATTTGATATCATCATCCCTGCTCCATTTATTTCTAGTCCTCCAGCCACAACGACAATTAATGCTGCTGTAAATGGATTAAATGGTCTTGATACCGGAGTTCTTGCTAATAATACTTGGTATGCAGTTTATGCGATATTTAGCGTGACTCGTTCAAATTCAACGAATCCGGCTGGATATATCCTGTCAGCAAATCTTGTTAATAATCCAACTTTACCGCCTTTCTATAATGTTATTAGACGTATTGGATGGGCATTAACAGATGGTTCCGCTCATTTTCTAACTTATTGGCAAGCTGGAAATGGCTCTACGAGAACTTATCAATGGGATATTCCGATTACTGTTCATGCTTCTGCCGATGTAACTACATCATTTGCTGCTCAGGCTTTGAATACCGCAATCCCGACAAGCAATGCATTGCCAACTATATTAGGTGGATTATGGACGCCTAATAGCGCTGGAGATGCTTTGTCATTAAGACCTACAACGTCTACTAGTACTAATGGTGTTCAAGTAGTAAGTGGTGATGTGGCGGCTGTTGCTCATGTTATTCAACCATTTCAATTTATACCCGCGTTAAATACATCGACACCTCCTGAGCCTTCTATTGATTTAAAAGGAACCTCGGCTAGCGATTTATTAACGTTAAATGTGGTTGGATTTGTAGACTACGTATAGGAAAGTTTCATGGCTTATACAGCGACTGAGCTGATAACAAAGTCATTTTACTTATCTGGAATTGTCGCTCGTGACCTTCAAACGGTCACGGGCGCACAAATCTCGGAAGGCCTAGATTTACTCAATGAGATTCTCTCAAGACAGGCTGTTAACGTTAAAATGATTCCTTATTATCAGGAGTTTGATTTAACAGCGGTTCAAGGACAAGAAACATATTTCATTCCTAACTTGATCGAAGCTGAGACATTTACGTTCAATATTGGGCCAGTTCGGTATGCTACATCGGCTCTTTCTCGAACAGAATATTTCGGAACAGGTCGTATTGATAACATTCAGTCACTTCCTGTTACTTGGCACTACGAGCGTACATTAGGTGGTTCTAATATCTATCTTTATTTTCTTCCTTATCAAACTTTTCCTTTGAAGATATGGGGTAAAGCGGGATTAACAGATGTAACTTTTTCTACAGATTTATCAACTGTTTATGATTTGTTCTACATCTCTTATCTTCGTTATGCCTTAGCTGAATATATTTGTGAAGACTATAACATTGATGTTCCTCCTAGAACGCTTAATCGATTAAAGGCCTATGAGGAAGATTTCCAAACTATTTCTGTTCCCGATATGACTGTGCATAAAGTCAGTACATTTGGCAGTACACCCGTTCTCAATTGGGGAGACGTGAATTTTTCGAAAGGTTGGCGCCCCTAGGTTGGAGTCCTTGACATGAGATAGAAAATTAGTTAGCCTTTGGTTTCTTTTAAAACAACCAGAGGACGACTAAAAATGATTTTAGAAAAAATATGCGATAAACATGGTGTATTAATTCAGGAAAATATTTATACGGAAAAAAGTAAGAATAAAATCGGATATTCGATTAGATGCAGATTATGCAAATTAGAGAAAGATAGAAAATGGAAAGAAAATAATAGGGAAAAGCATAGAGCAAGTGCAGCTACATCACGTAATAAAGATAGAACTCATGTTAATGAATGGGTAAGAAATGATAGAGCTGCTAATCCTGAAAAATACAGAAATTATGAAAGAGTCTATAGGAAAAGAAGAGGCGCAGCAGATGATAACTATAGATTAAAAGATAAACTAAAATCATATAATTTAACAGTTGAACAATATAAAGACATGATAGAAAAACAAAACAATAAATGTGCAATATGCGGTAATGAAGAAACCAGACGCTCAAGAACATCTGGAAAGATTGTTACATTATCTGTAGACCATTGTCATGATTCTAATAAAGTTCGCTCATTATTATGCCATTCATGTAATGTTGGATTAGGCGCATTTAAAGATTCAATTGAATTACTTGATAAAGCCATTGAATATCTAAAAAAGCATAATAAAAATCAAAGTCAAGATGATGAGCTAATTAAGGAAAATCAAAAAAGTTTCGTAGATGGGTTTACTAAAGAAAACCAACAAAGTATAGCGCATGATGTGATTTGGGGAGGTTATTTTATCCCTGATTTTGAGATGAGGTCATTGTTTACATGAGACCAACTTCTCCTATAGTCCAATCAGTTCCATTACCAGTTGTTGTCTCCAATGTCTTTGGTCGTTATCCAAAGATAAGCGTAGAACAATGCTGGAACATGATTCAGTCTGATAATTGGATGGTTGATTATGCAGGATATGCCAATGTCTCACAGATTCAACCACCGGGGTTAGGTGTAGGAAGAGCATTATTTTCTAGTTCGAAAGCAGGGGTGATGTTTTCAGTAGTAGGAGATACTTTTTTTATCATCCCGCCATCGCTTATACCCATTCCCGTAGGAACTCTTGCGACGTTTTCAGGAGAAGTAACAATCGATGAAAATGATGCTAATCAGATAGCCATTTGCGATGAAGTGAATATTTATATCTATAATTATGTGACCAATACTTTTTCTATTGCTATGAATACAATAGATAATATGACTCCGAATGGTCCTCTATCCTTCGTTCCAGGATATATTAATTTCCAAGATGGTTATTTTATAGCGCCTGCACTAGATCAAAACGCCTGGTTCTTATCTAATATTAATAATGGTTTATTATGGAATCCATTAGACCAGGGAACCTTTCAAACGAAGCCTGATAATGTTGTAGCATGTGTTAGATTCCCAGCAAAAGGAAATCTATTATTTGTAATCGGAAATACTGTCACTGAAGCTTGGTATGATACTGGAAACTTTCCATTTCCTTATCAGCGTAGTCAAAGCTATAACATTGATTATGGAACTTTGAATTCTGCAACAATTGCTGCGATTGATAGTTTCATAGTTTGGCTTGGTGCTAATGAAAATTCTGGCCCAGTTATCATGTATAGCACGGGTGGTGATATCAAAAGAGTTAGTAATGATGGAATAGATTTTAAATTCTCTCAATTGACTAATCCAAAAGATTCATATGGTTTCTTATTTAAACAAGATGGTCATTTAATCTATCAGCTCACTTTTCCTACCGATAATCTTACTTATGCATTTGATTTTAATACAGGTAAATTCAGCACACTTTGTAATGAACAAATGAATTATCACATTGCAAAACAAGTAGCCTTCTTTAATAACACTTATTATTTCGTGAGCAATATTGATGGGAATTTATATGAATTTAGTACTAAGTATACTAATTATAATTACGGTAATAATGTTATATACGAGATTCCTAGGATATTAATAACTAAGACATTCAGGCTACCAGATAACTCTGCATTTATAGCAAATTCTCATACTTTTACGATAGAAGAAGGTGAAGAAGCAGATTCTGATATGCCAAGAGTTGATTTAAGTGTGTCTTATGATGGGGGAGTTATATTTGGTAATATTGTTAGCTATGAATTGAATTCATTAGGTAATAGAAGAAATAGGATTGTATTTTGGCGTTTAGGATATACCAATGAAATAACACTTCAATATCGATTATGGGGATTTGGAAGATTTGTATTGGGAGGTGGTGAATTGAGTGTTTACCAGGGCTCTCCTGTGGCAGAGGCAGCTTAATATGAATCAAATTCCTCCTTTTGATAATATTCAATTCGTTCAAAAAGATGGTTATTTAACTGATAGTGAGAAGCAAAATTTAATCCAACTTTATCAAGCATTAAAGAATTATCAAAGATTAAATTCTGTTAGCGGTACAAGTATCATAATGGATTTTGATCAAAACTACGTGACTACTTCTTCTTCACTTACAACATTGACATTACCTGCTGTGATTCCATTTGGAAGTACATTGGCAGTTTATGGATATTCAAGTGGTGGTTGGAAGATATCTCAAAATGCTAATCAAAATATTTTATATACAAATGTTTTTACAACAACAGGGACAGGAGGTAGTTTATCTTCCACAAGTCAAGGAGATTGTGTTACGTTAGTATGTGTGGTGGAGAATTTAAATTTCTTAGTAATCAATTACGTAGGAACACTCACACCGGTTTAAAAATATTTTTAAAAGGACTTAAAGTATGGCTAGTTTTTTAGATTATGCAATTCCTGGAGGTCAATTAGCAGGAGGTCTTGCGCAATTATTAGGTTTTGGTAATGAAAATCCTGCTGAAGCGGCTCAACCTTATCTAGAAAAAATACCAGGCACAATTAAGCCTTATTATCAGCCTTATATTAATGCTGGCTCGAGTTCTATTCCTACACTTCAATCACAATTTAAACAATTAATTAATAATCCTCAGCAATTACTTTCTAATTTTGGCCAAGGATACGAGAAATCTCCTGGGTATCAATTTAGTGTTGATCAAGCAACTAAAGCAGCGAATCAAGCTGCGGCTGCTGGAGGAATGGTTGGAAGTCCCGCAGAACAACAAGCATTAGCAGGTCAAATAACTGGTTTAGCTAATCAAGATTATTATAATTATTTAAATAAAGTTCTTGGATTATATGGACAAGGGCTTCAAGGTTATGAAGGTCTTTATCAGGGTGGACTTACTTCTTCAAATGCATTGGCTAATTTATTGGCTGAAAATCTTCAGAATCAGGCTGGATTGGCTTATGCAGGACAAGCAAATCAAAATCAAGCTAATGGTTCTGGATGGGGAAATTTATTTAGTGGACTTGCTGGTGTTGCAAGTAACTTATTTTAGGTGAATTATGGCATTGATTAATTTCCCAATATTATCTCCAGAACAAGCATCTCCTTATACGAGCGGAATTAATAATGCTTTAAAGACGATGCTTTCTCTTAAGTATGCTCCGGCTCAGGCTGAAGCAGAGTTAGCATTAAAAAAAGCCCAAGCTCAACAAGCAGAAGCATTTTCTAAACTTCCTGGTGGATATCAATTACCTGGGGTAGCTGGTCAGGTTCAGGCAATAGATGCGATAGGAAAAGCCGTTGGATATGATAATCCTTTATATTTACAGGCTAAGAATGCATGGGAATTAGATCAACAAGCTCAACGTCAGAGTATGGCATATCAACAAGCTTTAACTCAGACGTTACCTCAAAGAATATTGACGACTCCAGGTAAATTAATTACCGAAGCCAATAGAACTGCTGAAACAGGAACTCCTGAGGTAAATCTTAATATATCTGAATCAAATCAAAAAAATAAGAGTCTTCCTCCTTTAACATCTTCTCAATTATTGAAATTGAGACAATATTATAATGATAATGGAATTATCGATCCATCTATTATGCCTGAAAATAAAGAATCACAAGTTCTTAATCAACCAGACTCTATTCCATTGCCTTCATCTAAAAAAGGACTCGATTCAAAACAAATATATGATTTTTACCAATTACAGATTCAAAAGGGAGCTTCTACATCAGATGCACAAAAAAGAAATTTGTTTGCTAGTAACATTGAAAAAACTTTGAATTCAATTAATCCAGACGATTTGGTTAGATATTCTGGCGCAGGCGGAACTACAAAAAGATTAATAGAAGAATATGCATTGGCGCCTTTTGGTAAAGAAAGTAAAGAATATGATTCATATGCAAACTCATTGAATGCTTCTGAATTATTGGCAAAACAAGTTAGACAATTCTATGGAGATTCTATTCAGCCTGCGATGGCAAAGAAGATTGAAAAGTTAACAAATCCATCCACATGGAGCAACAATCCTAAGTTAGCTAAAGAATTATTTTTGAATTTCAAGAAGATACTCGAATCAGAAATGTCTACTTATAGAAATGCGATACAGAATGTTAAATCTTATCGAGGTGAAGAAGGAAAACAGACTGAATTAACACAAGATAAGGGGAAAAATATTCAAGTAAGAGATCCAAAAGGAAGAGTTTGGAATATTCCAGAAGATAAATTATCAGAAGTTTTAAAAATTCAAGGTATGAGTAAGGTAGGATAATGGCTGACGAATATGATTTATCAAAATTTGGAGGTGCATTAGTATCTGAACCAGATGAATATGATTTATCAAAATTTGGGGGAACTTTAGTTCAACAATCTTCTATCCCTAAAGAAAAATCTGAAGAAAATATAGGACAAAAATTAAGAAAAACTTTTGTAGAGCAAGCATCTATTCCATTGAATTTATTTGCTGGTATAGGACAAGGTTTAGCTAATATACCTATAGGATTAGCTGATATAGGTATTAGTGGTCTCAATTTTATTCCAGGGATTAATCTTCCTAAGATTCATAAGTTAGAATCAGAACAAAAAGGATTACCTGGAATAGCTAGAAATTTAGGAGAGATTGCGGGCGAGATAGGCGGATTAGGAATAGGTGGAAATTTAGCTAACGCCATAAAAAATATTCCAAGACTTCAAAAAGTTGCTCAATCTATTCCCTATAATGAATATATAGGTAGATTATTAAATAATGCCTTTACTAAAGGCGCTACAGCAGGCGCTATAGTTTCCCCTGAAGATCAATTAACTGGTGCTGCATTAGGTGGTATTACCGGAGGAACAGCAAGTGCATTGTCAAATTATCCAAAACTTCGTGCTGCATTAGGAGGAAGTTTAGGAAGCGCTATAGGATATCAAGCTGCAGGAATTCCTGGTGCTACTATAGGTGCATTAGGTGGTGGTTATTTAGGATATAAGCCAGGAGCAACTCAACGTCAATTAGAAACATTTTCAAATATAGCTAATCCAGAAGAAGCAAAGGCAGCAGAAGAAGCAGCACAAAGATTAGGATTAACTCAATATTCTATTGGTTCTTCAAGTGCAGATCCATTTATTAAACAAGCAGAAGCTCAATTAGGATTCACTAGAAAAGGCGCATATCGATTAAGAGAATTACAAGGAAAAACACAACAAGAACAAAAACAATCCCTTGATAGGTTATTTGGAGAAATAGCGCCAGAAAATTATCAGACTGAAGTTGTAACACCTTTATATGAAAAATCATTTAAAGATTCAATTTCTGATAGAGAAATGAATGAATTATTAAAAGATCCTTATTTTGGAGGCAATAGAAAGAAAGGTAGTGGTGGATTAGTAAAATCAGTTTTAGATGAGCCTTCTAAATATGAAAGATTAAAAAATGTTCCTCTCAATAGCATAGAATTTATTGATGAATTAAAAGTGAAGTTAGATGGTGAATTAAATCAAGCAAAAGTTAAAAATGATACGGATAAAATAAGAGACTTAACAGAAAAGAGAGCTAAATTATTAGAATTTGCTGACAAAGCTAGTCCTGATTATGCTGCAGCAAGATATGCATCTCAAAAACAAATTACTAGAAGAGAATTAGAAGATGCAATTCGTAATGAGCCCACCGGACAAAATTTCTATAAATCATTTTTAGAAGATGAAAAAAGTTATAAAAATTTACGTTCAAAACTTTATGATAGAGATAATCCTACGCAAGCATCTAAAGCACAACAAACATTAGATGATATGAGAAAGTCATTTAAAAATATATCAAATCCTTTAACTCAAACGGCTATTAGGACAGCAGGTGGTACTGAATTTGATCCACAACATTCAATATCCCATTATATAATTGATTTCATGCATAAATTATCATCTGGAAGAATGGATAAAGCAGGTATTGATATTATTTCAAGTCCAATATACCAAGATAAATTACATCGAATAGCTCAAATAGAAGATAAAAAACGTCAAGCAATAGAATTTTCTAGATTAATGAATAATGCTTCTGTTGTAGGCGTTGAAAAAACTTTTGGTTCTTTATTATCTCAAGCACTACAGGAACAATTAGGAAATAAATAATGGCAACTAATCCAGATTATGTCTTATGTCCAGAATTACAAATGGTGTTTGTAAATAAAACCACTGGATTGCCATTAGTTGATGGTTCGATTGTTTTCTTTTCAGATTTAAATAGAACTGTTCCTAAAGATGTATTTGAACAATCTGGTTCTCCACCTAATTATACTTATACCAACATTGGTAATACTGTTACTTTAGGTGCAGCCGGAACTCCAACAGACGGAAGCGGGAATGATTTCTTAATTTATCTTTATCCATTTGATGCCAATGGGAATGTAGAATTATATTTCATACAAGTATTTGATTCCGGTGGAAATTTACAATTCACTAGACAAGGAATCCCTCCTGGTGTACAGCAAGAAATTACTCCGGGAACTATTGATGATTTTAATAATCTAATTACGAATGGTTCATTCTTATTTAATATTGGAACAACGGGTTCAATATCAACTGATACTACAGTATTGGCTCCAAGTGCATCTCAGGGATTAGTCCAGCCTGATTGGTATTTATCTAAGAATAATACAAGCGCGACAGATTCAGTTACATTCAATAAATTTTCATTGGGTTCAAATCCAGTGGCTGGAATTGTAACTCCTCTTTATTATCTAACTTATAATTGTTCGAATATTCCCTCCGGAGAAACATCAAAAAATATTATTTCTCCTATTGCGCAAGGTGTTAATAGTTTAGAAGGACAAACAGTTACGGTATCATTCGTTGCTAGAAGCATTAATTTAAATACTTTATCGATTAATTTTTTACAACATTTTGGTTCTGGCGGAAGTCCAAGCGCTGATGTTAATCTTAATGTACAAACATTTACATTAACAAGTTCATTTGTTCAATATTCTGCAGTTGCTACAATCCCATCTACATCGGGAAAAACATTGGGTTCAAATGGGGATGATTATTTAGCATTTTATTTTGGACTTCAATTAAATGCTATTAATACTACAGATATTTATAATGTTCAGGTTTTATTAGGTAATCAATCTAATGTAGCATATGTATATGAACCTCAAGATCAAGTAGCAGGAAAAGTATTTGTTCCTAGAACTGGAGATATAAGAATTAGTGTGAGGCCTGTTGCAGACCCAAATTGGGTCGCAATGAATGATGGGACAATAGGCAATGTGAGTTCTAATGCGACGACTAGAGCTTATGGTGATACCTATAATTTATTTCAATTGATATGGAACAATGTAAGTAATATTTATGCGCCTTTGTATACTTCTGCTGGCGCTTTGGCTAGTCGTGGCGTTAGTTCATCTGCTGATTATGCCGCTAATAATGCAATAGCATTAACAAAAGCATTGGGTCGTATCATGTCTGGAGCAAATCCAAATGGAACACCTATTGTTAATAAAGTATTTACTCGTTCAACGAATGATTTAGTTATGGATGATACTTCATCATTTTTTCTAGGAACTCCTGTAACGGTTTCGAATGTGGGAGGTGCACTTCCAAGTCCATTAGTTGCGGCTACAACTTATTATGCAATCGTTATTAGTTCTACTCATATTCAGGTAGCTACTACGAATGCAAATGCATTATCAGGAACTGAAATAACTTTAACGACTGCAGGTAGTGGAACTAATACAGTTTCAATCACGAGTCAAACGACTGTTCAAGGTCAATATTTAGGGCAAGAATCTCATACACCTATTGTTGCAGAAATGGCTGCACATTCTCATACAGCATTAGTTAATTTGACAGGAAGTAGCCCAACATCGACAATACAAACGGAAGGTGCAGCTACTACGGCAAATCAATCAGGACTTATAGGTTCAACAGGTGGTGGTAGTCCTTTTAATATTATTCAACCAACTACGTATCAAAATATTTACATAAAATTATAGGGAAATGATTATGGCTAATGTCGATCCAATACAAACAACTAAATTTAATATGTATCGAGATCTTGCAGGATCACCTGCTTACGGTCCTCCTTTTGCTTATGATAGATTTGGCGTTAAATTAACAGCAAGTGCTGGCCAAAGTTTTACGGTTCCTTCCAATTTTCAAAATTGGGAAATTGCTTTTTCAATCGATCCAGGTACTCGTGTATTTGTTTGTGTAAACGGGACAGCGGCTGTATTTGGAGGAACAATAGGTACTGTTACTTCTGAATTAAATCCACAGGTTAGATATGTTAATGGTGGTGATGTTATTAATATGATATCACCAGATAATCCCTATGTCGGAGTAACTTGTTATGCCTTACCCAACGCCTTATAGTAGTTGGTTATTAGTTCATCCACTTTTAAATAGTCTTATTTATAATAATAATTCTATGAATATTTCACCGCCCCCTCCCACAGAATCTCTTATTATTACTGAGACGGGCGATTATATTATTACAGAAGTAACGAGTGATTTTATGATTACGGAATAGATGTTCTACGTAGAACATTAATATTAATTTAGTTTTTAGTTAAAAGGATAGAACTATGGCAGATGTTAAATTTAGTCAATTTGCAAGCGGTGGCGCTCAAGTAACAGGAGATATTGTTGTAGGATTGAGATCGGGTGTGAATACGCAATTTAATGCGACGCTTCCATTACCAACTACAGCTACAGCAGACCAAATTTTATTATCTGGAGCAAGTTCTGCGCCTAGTTGGAGCACAAGTACTTATCCGGCAACTAATGCAATAAACACACTTTTATATGCAAGCTCTGCAAATGTAATGTCTGCATTAGCAACGGCTGATAATGGTGTATTAACAACTGGTACAACTGGCACTCCAGTTATTACTGCGCTTTCATCAAATGGGCAGCTTATAATCGGTTCTGGCAGTGGAGCTCCAGCAGCTGCCACCTTAACAGCAGGAACTGGCGTTATAATTTCTAATGGTGCGAATAGCATTACAATCTCATCAACTGGTGGTTCATTTGCATGGGTTGATGCAACATCTTCCACACAAAGTTTAGCAGTCCAAACTGGTTATATAACTGATAATTCAGGAGGGGTCACTTATACATTGCCTGCTACGGCTTCTCTAGGGGATCAAATTAGGATAATGGGGAAACAAACATCATGGACGATAGCTCAAAATGCTAATCAGCAAATTTTGGTCGGATCTTCTTCATCAACAGTAGGAACTGGAGGAAGTGTTGCATCTACAAATTTAGGAGATTGTATATGGTTAGTATGTATTACTTCTGGAGCATCTACCGTATGGAGAGCTGAATCTTTGGTAGGAAATTTAACTGTCACTTAAATAAAATGGACTTAACTAATGGCTACTAATATAAATGCATGCGATCAAACAATAACGCAATATAATATACAAACTGGTGGCGCAAATAATTTACTTAATAATGTTGCTCCATCAGCTACTTCTGGAGTTGCAGTTATTTCTCAGGGTTCTTCTTCTCAACCAGTATTCGGAACAGTAGTAGTTGCTGGTGGTGGGACAGGCGCAACAACACCATCAGGGGCAAGAACAAATTTAGGTGCCGCTGCATCAGGCGCTAATTCTGATATCACTTCTTTAACTGGATTAACTGGAGCAATTCAAACTCCAACATCTATTAGTGTAGGTGGTGCATCGGTTCCTGTTGTTACTCTGACCTCAAATGCTGGGGGTGGAATATTACAACTTAGCGTAACTGGTGGTATATCCGCATATGTTGGAACTGCTAATAATATTCCATTACAACTATACACAGGTAATGTTGAAAGAGGTTTCATAGGAACTTCTGGGGGAATTGTTTGGGGAACTACTTCAAATACAGATGAAGGAACAGGAACTATTAATGTTTCTGGTGGTTATTATATTAATAATAATCCGATTAATGCTTTTGTCTGGAATAATCTTGGTACAGCAACATCACAAACAATGGCCACAAATAATGGCTATTTTTCAAATAATTCAACTTTAATTACTTATACATTGCCTGCAACAGCGGCGGCAGGGACAACTTTTAGAGTAGCAGGATTAGGCGCTGGCGGGTGGAGTATTGTTTATAATTCTGGACAAAATATACAATTTGGTAATGTATCAACGACCACGACTACCGGAAATTTATCTTCAGCTAATCAATATGATTGCGTTCATTTATTAACAACAGTTGCCAATACAACATTTGAAGTTATAAGCGTTCAAGGTAATCCAACATACGTTTAAAAGGAGCTTAAACAATGAGTTCGAATAATGCGATTAATGCGCCATTACCATTTACAGTTGGTGATGGAGGAACTGGAAACACTACATTTACAGCCTATTCTGTATTATGCGCAGGAACTACTGCAACAGGAACATTTCAAAATGTATCTGGTTTAGGAGCATCAGGTCAAGTTCTTACGTCTAATGGTGCGAGCGCATTACCTACCTGGCAAGCAGCTGGATCAGGATCTGGAGCAAACATACAACAATTTACGAAAACTGGAATTGTTGGCACATCAACGGGACAGACTCTATTATTTACAGTACCTTCTGGTGGTAGTTTCTATCTCATGGTTCCAACTTATGTAATTTTAACATCTTCCAGCGGAATTGTTGCAGGTCACTTCATGACCTTTACTGTTGGAACAACTGCTGGAAGTTATGTAGATGTTATCCAGAATTCTGTAAATATTAGTAGTAGTGATTTAACGGCTTCAAATGATTACGTACCAATAATAACTACGAGTGATACTACTGGTCCAGGAGTTACACCTGTCCCTACTGGTACTGGTATTTACATTAATATAACTGCAGGACAAGATGCAACAACTTATGTATTCACATTAGTAATGCTTGGATTAATTTTTTAGATACATAAATAGGATTAATAAAATTATTGGTTTAAATAGAGATATATTTTAATAAAACTTATCCACAGAATTTGTTGATAAACATGTGGACATACAATATCTTTGGTTGATTAATATCATTATTAAAAATTGAATTTTAAATAAACAAAAAGGAACTTTAAAATGGTTACTACCGTCGTAACAGATATAACTGGTGAGATTGGGATTATTCCAAGAATTGTTAGAGTTAACACTTCTGCAACATTATCTCAAGTAACAACTGCAAACTTTCTTCAAAGCACACTTAATCAAGGTTATACATTTTATCCAACTGATTTAGTTGCTGTCTCATATAATGGTGGAAATGGGTTTTTTAATGTATCAATTGGAATTTCTGGAATTACATTAACTCAATCTTTTATTTCGACAATTAATAATGCAGGTCAAATAATTTCTGCAATAGAAACCTCTGCTACTCCTGGTACTGTTAGAGCACTAACAGGAAAAATAACAGAAACAGCTACTGTAATGACAAGTGGAAACATTGTTGGATTACGTGGTGAAGCCGATATGGTTGGTGCTTCAGGTGGATTTGTATATGGAGTTCAAGGAAAAGTAATTCCTACCGGAACATTATCAAGTTCAGTTTGGGTGGCTGGAGTATTTGGTCAATTTGATTTAAGTCATGCAACAATTACAACTGGTCAGCTTGCTGCAGTGTGGGCTGATTATGGAACGACTGCAACAGCTGGAACATATACTGGTGCAAGATTATATGCCGGAACAAATACAACTGCTGCAATTTTAAATTCAAATTTATATTTATATGGTGCTGCAACAAACATATTTGAATTTGATGATAATAACGGATTAAGTGGTGCTACTTATTTTCAAACTGCAGGAACAGGAGCAAATTCTGCTGGTGCATCAAGTTACGCAGCAGGAACTAAAGTTTTACAAATAAGTGTTAATGGAACTAATTATTGGTTGAAATGTTTCACAAGCAATTCTTAATAAGGATAAATTATGGATAAACAACAATTATTATCTCGTTTAGAACTGATAGAAAAAGATTTAAAACAAATGAATGCAAACTTCAATTTATTAGAAGGATGTAAACAGGAATGCATGTATTGGATTAATTTGTTTGAATCGAAAGAAAAGGAAGAACAATTAAAACAACCTAATAACGAATAATTGTTATTTTGTCAAATAATTTAATATAATGAAATAAGCCTAGATATTGGGCTGCAATTGACGTTAATAATAAAAATATAACAGTTCAAATGGAGTATAGGGAAATGGCAGCACACAAAAAATCTCATCACGGACACCATGAATCTCATCATTCTGGCGCTCATCATAAATCTCATCATAAGGCAATGGCAAAACATCATAAGACGATAAGCGATCACCACGAAAAGATTGCTGCTCATCATGAAAAAATGTCAAAAGCTGGTGGAAAATATGTAATTTCTAATGACCCACGTGAAAACGATCGGGGTGATATGACTCGTCATCATTCGATGACAAAAAAACGTGGCCGTAGGTCAGCAGCATGAAAGCTAAATCTAAGAAAGAAAAAATAAAGAAAAAATTCTTAAAAGATGATATAAAGCAAGATAAGAAACTTCTTAAAACTCTTGAAAAGAAAACAAGCAAGAAGTGCTAAAAGTTTTGCCAGACTCTAATTTTATATCCTTTTATTTTTATTTTTATAGGGTCTGGCAATTTTTATTTCTTTTTCTTTTTCTTTGTTCTTCTGGACTCAGATAAGGCAATCGCTATAGCTTGTTTCTGAGGCCTTCCCGTACTAACTAATTCACTTATATTCTCTGATATAACCTTACGGCTTTTCCCTTTTTTAAGTGGCATGATATTTTCCTATAATAGTAAGTAGCTTAAAAGATATACAAAAAGTATGGCAGATATCAAGGTTATGATAATCAATAATTTATCTATAGAATCTTTCTTGAAGATATTCACGTAGTGAATCTCACGGTAGGGAATTAAAGTGCGCCCGTAGAATTATGAATTGTGCGTAGACATAATTCCCGTAGGCGCTTTACTATTAAACGCTTTAATGCTAATTAAATTAATGCAAGATGTCTAATGGAATTATTTAAGCTATTTGAGAAT